GCTATGCCGATTTCGTTCAACCAGATTCCCGCAGATCTTCGCATCCCTTTGTACTGGGTCGAAGTAGATCCTTCGCAAGCAGGGATTCCGATGATCCATCAGCCGTCGCTCCTCGTCGGCACGATGCTTTCGACTGGGAAAGTCCCGCCCGACGTTCCGGTGGCTGTCGGCACGCAAGCGCAGGCCGATGACCACTACGGAATCGGGTCGATGCTCTCGAGAATGTTCAAGACGTTCTATGCCAACAACTTCGCCAATGAAGTGTGGGGGTTGGGTGTCGCCGAACCTGTCGGCGGTGTCGCGGCATCCGGCGTCATCGCGGTGACGACGCCACCGACGGAGGCCGGCACGATCCACCTTTATATTTCCGGTCAACATGTCGGCGTGAATATCGCGTCGTCCGATACGACCGCAAACATCGCGCAGGAGATCCACGACATGATCGTGGATACGCCTGACTTGCCGGTGGTTCCGACCGTTGGTACGGGCTCAACGGTAACCGGCGCGACGGGTACGGGCGCGGGCACGAACCTTACTATCAGCGGCACGCCGTCGGGAGTGATTTCCGTTGGCGCCACGGTGGCCGGCACCGGTATTCCGGCCGGCACGACAATCCTCAGTCAGACCTCCGGCACAACCGGCGGCGCTGGCGTCTATGTAACGAGCGTGGCGACAACCGCGTCCAGCGCAGTGCTGACGATCACCAATCCAGGCAATAGCGTCACGCTGACGTGCAAGTGGAAAGGCGTTACTGGCAACGATATCCGCGTAGATCTCAACTACTATGGGACCATCGGCGGCGAGCAGATGCCGATCGGCTTGGTGCTCTCGCTACCCGCGACGGGCTTCCTTACCGGCGGCACCGGCGTGCCTGTCTTCACCAACGCCATCAATAATCTCGGCGAAAAGAACTTCGAATACGTAGCGTTGCCGTGGACTGACTCGACGACCTTGAATGCGTGGGAACTCGAGTACGGCTTCGAAGACGTTGGGCGCTGGGGATGGCGACGTCAGTTGTACGGTCACATCTTCTCAGCCAAGCGCGACACCTACTCGAATCTCGTGAACTTCGGCAACACGCGCAACAGCGGCATCACGTCGATTCTCGGTGTCGAGATGACGGCGCCGTCGACGGTGATGGATTTCACGGCCGCATATGTCGCGAAGGCCCAGCGCGCACTGATCAACGACCCTGCGCGTCCGCTGCAGACGCTCAGCCTTAACACGGTGAAGCTCGCGCCCTTGCAGGATCGCTTCGATACCATCGAGCTAAATAGCCTGGCTGGAAATGGTATCGCGACGCAGAAAGCCGGCAGCGACAACCAGCCTATGATGAGCCGTGAGACAACTACTTATCAGTTGAATCTTTACGGATTCACTGACGATGCGTACGAATTGGTTACCACCTTGGCAACGTTGGCGAGGCTCATACGTAACCAAAGGTATGTCATCACGAGCAAATATCCCAGAGTTAAGTTGGCAGATGACGGCACGCGCTTTGGGCCGGGGCAGGCAATTGTCACTCCTGGTATTATCAAAGGCGAGCTAATCGCTGAATACATGCAAGATATGTGGGATGGCCTTGTTGAAAACGTCCAGGCGTTCAAGGCTAATCTAATCGTCGAACGGGATCCAAACGATCCTAACAGGGTCAATGTGCTATACGGCCCGGATTTGATCAACCAACTCCGTATCTTCGCGGTGTTGGCGCAATTTCGTCTCCAATACGATCGTGGTTTGGACACTCAGATCATTGGTCCGAATCCAGGCACGATCGGTATGACGGGAGTTCTGCCGCCGCTTGGCGTGCGCTAAGGCTTCGTCGCGAGACGGAGTGGTGGATTGGTAAGTAGGCACTCGTGCCTGCCCGCCCCTGACTTCGCCCAGTGGAATAGTAACCGGGCACTAACCTCAAACCAGGGAGACTAGCAATGGCGATTCGCTTCGCCGGAATCGCGTATCTGTCTGTCGATGGCCGACAGTATCAGTTGCGCGGCAACTTCACCGTGTCACCATCACCTGTCGAGCGAACGATGATCGCAGGTCAGGACGGCGTCCATGGATACCAAGAACTGCCGAGAGTCCCCTACATCGAAGGCGACCTCTCGACGGTTCCCGATCTCAACTTCGAAGACGTGCTGACGCAGGTCAATTCGACAGTCATTGCGCAATTAGCGAATCAAAAACAATACACGCTACAGGGCGCAACCGTGAAAGGCGGCTTCGAAATCAACACGCGTGACGGTCAGGCGCGCGTCCGTTGGGAGGGTGTCACCTGCCTCGAGATTAATCTCGGATAGGAGGAGTCATGGAGTTCGGTAAAGACGGACAGCCCATTCGCGAGGGCTTTCAAAGTGGGACAGCGGGCGGCGTTATGCAGCCGCGCGTTAATGCCAATACCAACGGCGGTGCGCCGGTCATCGATGCCACGCCGATGCCGCCGCAGCCGATCGCTGCGCCTGCGCCTCCGGTCGAGGAGCCGCAACTGCCTCCGCCAAAGCCGCTTGATCAGTTCCCGATCACGGTGAGACTGCTTTATCGGTCGATCCGCGGCAACAATCAGGAAGAGTTGACCTCGCTCACGTTCCGCGAGCCGACCGGTGGCGATATCAATCGCTGCGGCAATCCGTGCCGCATTGATTCCGAAGGCAACGTCATCATCGATGAAAAAAAGATGATGCTGATTATGGCGAATTTATCCGGTGTGCTGTTGCCATTGCTCGATCGCATGGACCCGCGCGATTGGAATTCGTGTGCATATAGGCTTCGGAATTTTTTTCTGCCCGATCTGGCGGCCTGGTAGGCGTCGACGAAAACATTGTGCTCGACTGCTACCGGCTGGCGAAGTGGTACTCCGTCAGTCCAGAAACGTTTTTGAATATGCCATTAGGTGACGTGCAGCTACATCTGCACCGAACGATTCAACTTGCCCAAGTCATGCGGCGGGAAGCCGAAAATGCCGATAACGATTGAAGGCTAGAGCGTCGTGGCCGAATTCGAGGAACTGCGCATAAGTGTCAAGGTCGCTGATGAGGCCTCGGGGCAACTCGGGGCCTTAAAGCAAGGCATGGACAGGTTAGGCGGTCTCGACGTCACGCGAAAGCTTGAAGGGATTCACAAGCAGGTCTCAGGCATTGAGCAAGAACTTAAGAAGCTCATGCTCAATTTTGCTACCGGTGGCCCGTCGATCACAGGACTTGTGAACTTCGCCAAAAGCATCGGGCCGATCGGACTTGCTGCTGTTGCTGTCTATGAGACCTTGAAGGTCACCGTCGGGGCACTCAAGCGCCAGGCTGAAGATCTCCTCAACATGGCGACGATGGCGAAGCGCGTCGGTGAAAGCACCGCGCAATACATCAAGACAATGGAAGTGTGGGAGCGCTCCAACGTTCCGCTCGAGCGTGCCGGCGAGCAGTGGGAGCGCTTCGTCGATACCATGAATCATTTGCGCCGCATGGATCCGGAAGGTCGCGAGACGTGGCAGTCATTGCTTACGGGCCTTCGTGGTGATCAAGCGCGAAGAGCCGAGGAACGCTTGCGCGAAATCATAGCGATGCCGACGAATGAGCAAGCGGCGAATGCGCTCAAGAAATTTTTCGACGACGTCGGGCGTTATTATGCGCGACAGAGCGATCTAGAAGAGCGTCGCAAGGGACCAGAAGAGCAGCGGAAACTTTTGCGCACCTTTGGACTTACTGATCTCGATCGCGTTAGAGAGGCTTTCACCATCGTCAGCGAGCAAGAAGCCGCGGACATGGATCGTATGGTCGCGGCTGCCCAAGAATTTAACGAAGTGAGCGTTAGAATTGAGCAAAATTGGCATCGCATCATGCAGGCGATGGCGACGAAAATCATGGAGGGGCCGCTCGGTCCTGTACTGCGGGCCGTCGAGAAAGTGCTTGGTGCAGAGGCCAAGCGCCTTGAAGGCAGTCAGGCGCCGTGGTGGTGGGAATTGCTTGGCTACAATCCCGCTGGCATCGTGCTGAAGGGCATTGGGCAAGCGACAGGAACGGACCCTTGGGGCGCGCTCTATCCTGGCAATTGGCCGACCGGTGCAGAACAGGCGCCTGGTGCGCCGGGCAACATGGCTGTGCCGCTCATGAGCACAGAGTTCGCGGAGGGAGCACGTAAGCAGCTTGGGCTCGAGGACGAACTGATCCAGCAACTCAAGCGCTTCAATGATCTGCTCGCCGGCGACGAGAAGGCTGCTGGTGGTGGTGCTGCCGCGAGTCTCGGCATCGACGATATCTCCACCGGCAAGACGCGATCGCCAGCGGGCTTCGTCAACAACGATCTTAGCGAGAGCGCGTTCAATCGACTATTCCGCGGCGGCAAGTTCGAGGGC